ATGCGTTAGAGATAGCGGCAGCGTCGAGACCGTACAGACCGTAATTGAAAAGACAGTCCAAAACCTCGAAGTGCTTACTTTCATTCTCTGTTGCACTCTCAAACAGAATACCGTAATCCGGACCATCTGCCGTACCTAACCACGAACAACCGTGCCATTTATTCCTTTCTCCACTTGCTACTGTAATGGCGTTTAGTGGAGCTGCTCCATGCTCGAATGAACACCCAACAAAGGTGTTCGCATCAGAAGCAATGTCAATCAATGCCGTACATCCACTTGCTGCACCTACAAAACGAACATTCTCGATGCAAGAAGAAGAAGCAGTAATATCCAGCAAGTCGGAAGCACCCGTAGTAGCCGTCAGCGTGGGCCTGCTATCACCCACTCCAAGCCCGATAATTGTTACACCGGCAACATCGAGGGCTATGGCTGTGGTTGTCTCTGCATGGCCAGGGAATAAATAAATTATATCCCCGTTATTCGCAGTACACAACCCAATGGCATAATCCAAAGTAGCTACCGGGGCATCTTTACTTGTTCCATCATTGGCATTATTACCTGTTCCGCTATCTACAAAAAACACATTGCCAACGGTAAACGCTCCCCCAACGGGCACGCCTCCCATGTGATACATCATATCTCCTACGGTAGTCATCGTTATTTTCCTCCTTTATTCTTAGTATAAGGGGGGATTACCCCCCCATACTTTTTATACACTATGACCATAAATGGGTTGCCATGCTGCCCAACCAGCCTGGTAACGGCAGTAAATTGACCATTTAGCAACCTTAGTATCAAAATCACGGTCATATTCAAATTCGGGCTTAATTCGATCCCACCAAAGCAGAAACATTTTGGCCAACTTACTATCGATCATAAACCAATTATTCGTATTGCTGAGTTTTGACCATACAGCAAGTTTATACCTACCAAAGTGAAAGTTTCTGTTGTTGTCTGCTGTGTCAACCTTGCCCTTTGAGTTAATAACTTCCCATCCCTTCTCTTCTTTTGCAGGCGCACACAAAATCAAATCGTAATTAATCTCTAAAGGCTCGCCGCGATCACTCATAATAGAAGTTAAGCCTATGCGCCTCGTTGCTTCTATAGAAACAGCGGTTAAGGCACTTGAACCTTTGTTGTCCTGTGTGGTTGCATCATCAGGTGAATAAGGATGGGAATCGTTACAAAGCGACAGGGAATCGGGGCCATCTGTCCCGGTAAAAGCATTGTTAAAAATAGAAGCGCCGTGTTTTTCCCTTGTTCTCGCAACAGAGATCGCCATTTGCCATGGCCGTCTATCCATAATACCAAATAGATCGTCATCAGCTAATTTGCGTTCTACCTTAAAACCCAGAGCTTTTTCAGGGAAGGCAAACACTTTGTCGTATAGCTGACTTGGCACATCGTAGTCGATGCTTCCATTAAAAGTCGTAAGATCGGACATTGAGCCAATTCCACTTACCCGTTCGCTTTCCTTGTTAGATGTTTCCATGCCATATAGCATAGGAACCATGTTTTCTTTGATGTTCTCCTCATACTCCGTTGTGTAAATCTTACGGAATCTTGGGTCAAGGAGATCACCAAAGTTCTCGCTTATTGCTATTCCACCTCTAGCCATTTTCTAATCCTCCTTTACCCATTAACTGGTTGCATGTCCCATCAACCATACATTCCCGCCTGCAGCAGCACTAGGAATAATAAAGTCGTGATAGAACCTTGCATTAGGTATTTTTAAACCGTCATGTTTATCACGGTTTAATGGTTGAAATTCTACACCCGGGGCGACAATGTAATGCTCAAGTCCCACTACACCATCTCCGCGGCTGCCATCGTCTATCTCGCTTTTAATGTCCGTGTAAGTGGCATTCCAATCCAACAGTCTTTCAAGGGGTGGCTGGATGACAAGAAAATCATCCGCAGATGCCACAGCACCATTCAGAGCCGTTGCAAAAGTGGCTGTAGTTGTATCGTTGTTTGTAATATAGTGTAGATAATCCTGGTTATCACCATTTAGAAAATACACCCATCCACCAATCATGTAATCAGCAGTCGTAATCGTAACAGTAAAGGTTGTACTTGCAGCAGTACCAGTAGCCCCAGTATCATAATTGGCTGTGCCGGCAGCGTCAGCCTGAACATATTCTGCCCGAATAATACTAGATGGAAATATTGGTTGTATCTTTCTCCTCACTGCCCCATAACTAGCATCATCAAGCAGGTAATTCCCAGAAGTTGGCTGTTCCTCCAGAAGTATCCCACAGAGATTTTCTTTTGCTGTAGCTAAACCAGCAAATGTAACGTGTACCCCATGATCTACATCATCAAAATCCATCATTTTACAAAGCGATCCCTTATACCTCGTGGTTACTGAATCAACAGCAAGATCGCCATTATAAATAATGTTTATTGGAGGAGGCGCAGAACCATAAATCAAATCTTTGACAATATACATTGAAAGTTTCCTCCTTTATTTATTTTTGCCAGTTCTGATAGTTTTTTGTTCCACAAAACGGGCATCCACTGATAACCGTTGGGTCATCAGGACACTGTGATTGAGTATGTGTTACCGAGGCGTATGTTAGTCCGCTTCCAGAACCAGTTTTATCCCTTGATAAATTACAAGGGAAACCACATTTCTTGCAACGGAAAAAATCATTATCCTCATTGCCACTTGGTTGCCTTGTCTTTGCCATAAAAGGGGCTTCCTTACTCTAAGCCATGAGCCTTTCGTGTTTTAGGACTTAAACAAGCTATATAATCAGCTTCGTCCTTAAATAAACCCTTTTCCTTGTCCCTTTCAAAAGCATCCTTGAATTCGGGAGGAAGTTTGGGCTCTTTAGTTTCAGGGGAACGTCTGCCCGATCCTATCATAGATAGAGATGTTGCTTCCTGGTCATCGCTCTGTCGGTTCTCACTATATTCTGTGCGTGCCTTAAAATAGGCATATTCGGCGGCGGCGCCAGGCGGATATCCCCGTTCTACAGCTTTATGGGCAATGTTTCTCATCTCTGGCTGAATATCCTTATAAAAGGGTTGGCTAGAGTAAGTTGTAATTGCCTTATCTGTATCTATTTTTTGTTTTTGGGTAAGATTACTTTTTGCACTTTCTAAGATGCTGGTAATGCCTTGTACCGCTTCAATAACATTACCACTTAAAATTTGTTCGTGAAATTCACGATTCTTTTGCTGTAAAGGACTTTCTCCCCCTTCGTTTTCACGATATGACACTGGGAGAGCTTCTTCTTTGTTTAAAAATGGAAGTACGTTTTCTTCAAGCTGTCTTTTTAATATACTTCCCGTTATTGAACTAAGTTGTTGTAATTGTGCTTTAGAAAACTTAACGCCTGAGTCCTCTTTATCCCCTTCTTCTTCTCGTTGTTCCAGGTTTTCTGAGACATCACCAGATATGTCCTGGTTTTCCTCTTCGTTATCCTGAACATCTTTTGTGTCGTCTGTCATAAATCCTCCTTATTTATTCTTCTTTTTTTTATCAACCTTTTCACCAGCTAAAATACTCTCGGCATCCATCATAGTATAGATAAGAGAGCGGGCTTCCCGTATTAAAATACATGCTGGACAAGCACAAAGGTCTTCGGCGTCGGTAAACATAACTTTTAATAGCAATGCTTTAATCTTTTTCTGCCATTGTTCAAATAAAATTTTTCCTGGCCCTGCCCTTAATGCTTTAAATGCCTCTACCCTTTTTCCTCTTTGCACAGCATGATAAGCCTCATTAGCTGGTAAATTGGGATCTGGAATTTCCTCAAATTCTTCATCGAATAAAACTTTCCATGCTAAACCAAAAGAATCTCCTTTCTCTTCTGACATAAAACCTCCTTAGAATTCCCCAAAAAAGAAAAACCATTCCTGCCTGTGCACAGGAACGGCTTTCTTTAAAATATGGGGATTATCCACCAGGTAGCTACCCCGGTGATTATGTTATTAAAATTAATCCTTCATCTAACAAGTCATTTGAGTGAATTCAATGTTCTTACCGCTCAATTGATTAAAGCCACTGTTAGCATCTTCTCTCCTCACATATTTATCATCCAAAATTATATAACGAGAACACTCAAGACATGGAATTTCACCATGATAAGCATAAGGTTGTTTACACATTATCATTTGATATAATTCATAACTAATACATGAACTACATGTTTGGTTCATGCGTCAATCTCCTTACCTCTTTTTCATTTTGACTCATAGGAACTTCGTTTTGATTGCTTGGCGTTTGCCCTATCATCCTATTTAGCATAGTTAGATTTCCTGTATCGCTTGAGGGCTCAAAAAATTCCTCGTCAAATAATGCTGCTTCTTGTGGCATATTACGATTACGCAAGATATTTTTCCATAACACATTAAGTATCTTCGGCACAGCAGGATTTTGGATAGATGCAAATACGGATACAAGTTGAATGTCCTCTAAAATCTCTTGTTTTCTCTGGTGTTCAAGTTTTACACTAGCTGCCGCTGGTATATAACGATACAATTCTTCCTGGTCGGAAAACTGAAAGTCCTTACCTAAGATAGTTTTAAAAGTCATTGGATGGGCAAATTTTTTAGCAAAGCGTATATCCATCTGTGCCGAAGGAATAAGTGCGGTTGTTTCGATCATTTTAATAATAAAATTCAACCTGCCAGCAGACATTTCAGCATTTAATATATTAGTAGTTGCCGCTTTTTCTTTTCCTGCGCCTTGCATTGGTGGAGTAATAGAAGATGTGAGTTGAATTTCGCTATCAAGCAAAAGATGTTTCTTCCACGCATCACCAGTTATATTTGAAGGTTCTTTGAACATAATAGAATTTGCTGGATTACCACCTACTAACCATCTTTGATGAGGAGCATATTGCATTGTATCCCAATCCCACAACGCATACTTATCTACTATTACTGGTGGCATAAGGTTTTGGTTTATTTCGTCAAAAGCGGCATTAATGTTATCATTTAAGGCTTTTGCGCTATCTTTAATAGGTTCTACCATACCCATTGATTGCCATCTTTCTGCATCCATATAAATGTGCATATCTATATAAGTTTTTTCACCATAGGGATTCGGCTCGAAACGTATTAAAATATTTTTATCGTGTTTAGCTACAGCAACAATCATTTCTTTAAAAACAACCCCGTCGGATTCATATATTTCTTTTTTATTAAAGCATGGTCGCCAAAAACCATCTATTTTCTTTTTATAGACAGGAAATATTCCTTGACGCTCATAAACCTCTACATCGGCATAAATATCAGAATTGGGTGGGCTGTCAAGCCCATCTCTGCTCGTTGTTTCTGCATGATCTTGTCTTAAAGTAGAATCAGACATATTAATTTCAGGTTGTATTTCATCTAAATTTATATAGTTAATATCTGACGAATAAAGGCTTTCAAGATCAAGCATTGCTCTATGAATAATAAATCTGCCCTGTCTAATGCTTTGTGTTGGTTGCAACAACCAATCAACAACAATGTCTTTATTGTTGACAACCATATTATAAGGCCAATCCTCAATCGGCATACTACGCCGAAAAGTTTTATTAATAGTTTCGGAACGCACTGTTTCCCCTGCTTCATTAAGCTCCAGAGGTATGTTTACAG